TCGCCGATGCCCTCTCGAAAGTCGCGATCGCGCACATCGACCAAACGCACGAGAGCGATCTTTCGTTTCTCACGCGCCTCGCAAAGCGTTATGACGCCGTGATGAACGTGAAAGACACGAACTTGCTATTCATGCCGATCGGACACGGCACGACCGCGAGCGGCACGAAACTCGAATCGATCGAGCTGACGAGAAAGGAAGGCGACCGGCATCGATTCCACGTCGCCGAGCGCGAGAACTATGCGGGCGTGCGCGCGCACTATCACGCGACCGGCCGCGCCAAGCGCAAGAGCGTCGTCGTCGGGGGCGAGAACAATCACAACATCAAGGTTTTGCCCGAGACGTATGCGACCGAAGCCGAGGCGCGCGCGGCGGCGACGGCCGAATTCAATCGCACGAAGCGAAGTCAAGCGACGATGGACTACACACTTGCCCTCGGCCGCCCCGATCTTTACCCCGAGATTCCCGTTTATCTGAACGGGTTCGGCAAGCCCGAGATCGACGATGCCTCATGGCTGGCTAAGAAGGTGAAACACACGATCGAGGATGGCGGCTTTACGACCGCGCTCGAGCTCGAGACGCGCGACGATCCGACGAGCGACCGGCATCGCTCACATTTCCGCAAGGGCGGATAGGCGCGTCGCCAGGCATCAAAAAACGATCGTTTACTTTACGGTTCGGCTTTGGGGCGTTTGACGCCCCTTTTTTTCGCCCGTACCGTAAAGAAACCCGGTAAAGTAATCAACGTAACAAAAACCCTGCCCCTACCGGGTTTCTTAACGCAAGGCGACCATATGCAAAAAACCCTCGTTCTCATGGCGTGCTCGGCGACGAAAGCCGATGCGCCCGCGCCAGCCCTCGAGCTGTATCGCGGCGTCATGTATTCGACCTTCAAAGCCAACGCGGCGAGCACGCAAGCCGTTGTGATCCTCTCGGCCAAGCACGGTTTTGTCGGAGCCGGCCAGGTTATCGAGCCGTATGAGCAACGCATGACCGAGGCGCGCGCCGATGAAATGATTTCGGAGCTCCCCGACTTCGATGCGATCGCCTGGCCGCGCAATGTGGGCTCGATCCTGCTCGCCGGCGGCAAGGCATATCGGCGCGTGATGCGCGCGGCGATCGAGCGGCGCATCGAGCTCGGCGTGCTCGCGGCCGATGTTGAGCTCAAAGAGACGGACGGCGCCGGCATCGGCTATCAGCGCGCGCAGCTCGGCGCGTATCTGCGCGAGAGCGCGGCGACGCCCGAGCTCGTGTGCGGCCCGATTAGCGATGAAATCCGCGATGCGCTCAAGGCCGCGATCGCCAAGCGCGAACCCGTTACGCTCACGCCTGGCGGCGGCATTGTGTTCGTCAACTACGGCACGTCTGAGCAAGACATGATCGACGCGGCCGAGCTCGCTTGCCCGCATTGCGGCGGAAGCGGACATAAAGACGACGTGATAAAGCCGGCCGACGCATACCCGATCGCCGTCGAGCTCTGGAAAGCGGCGAACGCTGTCGGGTTCGGCGAGTTTCAAACCATCGTTGAGCGCCTACTCGTGACGAACGGGAGCGCGAGCCATGCGTGATCCGGCCGATAAAGGAACGCTCGATATCGTCACGGGCGGCATGCGTATCGGCTATGCGCGCGTGTCAACGGTCGATCAAAATCTCGAGCTGCAGCGCGACGCCCTCGCTCGAGCTGGATGCGTACAGGTGTATGAAGAAAAGGCGAGCGGCAAATCAAAGTCGGGGCGGCCCGAGCTCGCGAACATGCTGCGCGCATTGCGCAAGGGCGACACGTTGATCGTGTGGCGCCTCGATCGCCTCGGCCGCTCGCTTGCTGATCTCGTGCATATCGTCGCCGAGCTCGGCGAGCGCGGCATCGCATTCGAGAGCATGTCGGAAAAGATCGATACGTCGAGCGCGCAAGGCCGCATGTTTTTCGGTTTCATCGCGGCGATGGCGCAATATCAACGCGACGTGATTAGCGAGAACACCCTCGCCGGATTGAAAGCGGCTCGAGCTCGAGGGCGCAACGGCGGCCGCCCCCCTGCGCTCGACGATGCCGCGATCGTCGAGATTCGCGCACTCATGCAAAGCCCTGATATCTCGATGACGAGCATTGCAAAGCGTTATGGCGTGAGCAAGCCGACGCTATACAACACCCTCAAACGAGCGGAGAAGAAAGAAGCCGAAACGCTCGCGGCGAAACCTACCGCACGCGACACACGTGCGCGACGCAATACCCGATGATCTCTATGTCGTCGGCGTGATCGGCCTCGATCACGTCTGTCGCATAGTGCGGGTTATCACAGTGCAAGTGCAGCGCGCCCCCGTGCATACGCTGCACGCGTCGTATTCTCATACTCTCGCCCACGCGCACCACATATACGCCGTCTGTATCTCGCGGCCGTCTATCGATTAGCAACACGTCGCCGTCGCATATCGTCGGCGACATGGCATCGCCCCCGTTTCGCATCGCGATCGTGTCGTCGATGCTTACACCCTGCCCCTCTAGCCAACCGATCGGAAACCTAAGCGTAAGCCTCGCATCGCCCTCTAAGAAAGTCGCCATGTCGAAAGCCCGCACCTCGACATGGTTCTCGCTCGAGCTGGCCTCGACCTCGGGATGCAATGCGAGCTCGGGCTCGTCGATGCCTGGCAAACCTCGGCCGAGCACAAGCCAATCTAGGCTGATCCCTTTTTGTTCGGCAATAGCTAGGCACTCGGCGAGCGGCAAGCGTTCGCGGATTTTCCAGACTGCAACTTGACTGCGCGATACCCCTATCGCCTCGGCCAATTCCACATCCTTAGAAACCCCTAATACCTCTTTCATTCTGTCAACGATGGCTTGAATAAGCACCTTTTTATCTCGCATTTCGGCCGTTAAATATTTCAATAAATTATGTGCGTTTGGCAACGGTAAGGCATATAATTACGTTCAGTAACACTTAGCGACAATCTGTTACAGATTGAAAACAAAATGCCTCTTACCACTGCGAATCAAACGGCGAAACGAGTGCCGATCACCATGAGCGGCGACGAAATCGACACATTGCAAACCCTTGCCAAAGCCAACGAACGGAGCGCCGCGTCGATGGCACGCATTATCTATCTCGAGGGACTTAAAACGTATGCGCTCACAATTAAAAAGCGCAAGCGTTAAGCGTCTTATTAAAAAGGATTGACCGTTAGGAAGGCCGGGGGCGGATACCTTACCGAGCGGAGAAACAAAACAATGCGAATCACTCTGTCCTGTCCGCATTGCCGTAGTCGCGTGATAGCACGCACGTCGCGAGAGCTCACGACCACGCTGCGAGAGATTACTTTTATGTGCATGAACGCTATGTGCGGACATACGTTTGTTGCGAATCTCGAAGCGGTTCGAACTCTGTCGCCGAGCGCGATGCCGAATCCGGCGATCGCTCTGCCGATCTCGATGCACGTGAAAGAGCGCGTAATGCAACAACTTCAATTGCTCGACTGACGAGCGAACACGAGGGACCAAACAATGCAAAACAACATCGATCAAACAATGCACTATGTTGCGCTTGGTTTCCTGGCTCAACACCAGGGCGAACACCTCGCGCACGATCGGCCGTTGCTCGTCGAGCGTTGTGTCGGATACCTGATGGAAAATCACATGCTCTCGAGCCGTGAGGCGGAAATCGTCGCGCTGCAAGCACTCGGCGAATTCGACTCGCGCGGCTGCCGTGCGTATGTCGATATGTCGCTCACGACGAGTCACAGTGTTTTCGTGCGCGATCCGGCCAACGGCCGCATGCGTGTGTTCACCGTCGCCGAGCTGATCGATCTTGTTAAGACGCCCGCGCTCGCGAGCCTGCCCGTGCCGAGCACGCGTCGCATGTTCGAGAACGGCCTCAACGACAACGCCCGCGACGCGCAGCTCGCACAGTAAGAAATCCCCCGAACATGACGAACGATGCCGCGCTCGCTGGAGCTGCGGCCGGGGGGAAGTCACGCCCGCGTTTCGCGAACACTGAATAAAACATGGCATCGATTGACGAACTCAAGAAACTGATCGACCTGCACGACCTGGCCGATCGTTTAGGCATCAAGCAAGGCAAGGGCGGCGAAAAGGCGAACTACCATTCGCCGCATAGCGCCGACAAAAACCCCTCGCTCTCGATCTTTCCGGCACGCCCCGCGCGCGGCACCGGGTTTAAGGATCACTCGGCCAATATCGGCGGCTCGTGCGTTGATCTGGTTATGCACGTGCAAGGTTGCGACGTGACCGAGGCAATGCGCTACCTGCACGACGCGTTCAATATCCCGCGCGATCGCCCCGAGGCGCCCGCCGAGCGACGCCCGAAAACGGCGATCGACTATGCGGCCGAGCGCGCGATCGAGAACCGCCAGAAAGCACGCGACTATCTCAAGTCGCGCGGCATTCTCGATGCGGCAATCGACCGCGCCCTCAAGTGCGAAACCCTGGGTTTCAACGATTGGACAAGCCCGAAAAAGCCGGCCGGCGAAGTCGGGCACGGCGGCCCCGCTGCGGCATTCGTCATACGAGAGCACAACGGCACGCGCGCCGTCGCCGTTGACATGCGCTATATCGACCCCGCGCTCAATGGCGGCGTTAAGACGCAGACGATCGGCGAAAAAGACGGTTACGGATGGACGGCTGATCCGCGCAAGCTGGAAAAGGCCGAGCGCGTCGTGATCGTCGAGAGCGCGATCAATGCCCTCTCGATCGACTCGTGCAACATCGGCGCGACGGCGACCTATGCGATTCGCGGCGTCGGCAATGTGCACAACATCGATTTTTCGTTTCTGCGCGGCAAGCAAGTCGTGATCTGTCTGGACAACGACGAGCCGATCGCGGACGGCCCGCGCAAGGGCGAGCGCCCCGGCCCCGACGCGGCGTGTGCGCTGTATGAGCGCCTTACCGCGCTCAACATCGCGGCGATGCTCGTCGATCAATCCGAATGGGTTCGCGACCTGGCTGACGGCGCGACGACGAAGAAAGAGACGATCAACGATGCAAACGACTACCTGCAATTGCGCGGCGCCGACGAGCTGCGCAAGGCGTTGTTTCGCCTCGAGCCCTGGATCATTGCCGGCATGTCGCCCGATGCCGGCGAACATGCGCGCGTGTGGCTGCCCGAGCAAGATCACCGCCAGTACAGCCGATATCGCACGCGTGCCGACTTTCTTAGCTACATGGCAAAGACCGGCGACGGCGAAGATGAAAAGCCGTCTTATATCGACGTTGCCGGTTTTCGCGTTGCCTCGCTCAGTCGTGTAGCTGTCGCGAGCGCACAGGCGACCATGACCGGCGATCCGGACAACGCCCCGACGCCCTATTTCGCTGTGACCGTGCAGACGCCTCGCCACGGCGCGAACCTCACGCGCTCAGTGCTCAACGACAAGCAAGTGCACAACCTCGCCATGTGGCAACAATTCGGCCCGATCTGGGAGCCGAAACGCTTTTCGCGCATGCTGTCGATCCTCGAGCGCACCGCGCACCTCGGCGCACGCAGCGCGTCGAATTTCGTCGGCCTGGCCTGGCGCGATGGCCGGCTCGTCGTCAATGAAGGCCCGGACTGTTACTTTACGAACCCCGAGCAACAATGCCCGTATTACAACCTCACCTTTACGACCGGCACGCCCTCGGACGCGGCCCGCGTCATTCAGAAATACCAGGAGACGTTTAAGCAAAACGCGGCATCGATCGCGCTCGTGTGGGGGCTCGGCGGGCACCTGAAAGCGTTGCTCGGATTCTGGCCGCACATGATGATGCAAGCCGACAAGAGCGCCGGTAAATCGACGCTTATCAAGGCGATCGAGCGCACGATCGGTTTCACGATGTTCTCGGGGCAATCGCTGCAAACCGAGTTTCGCTTGCTCACAAGCATCTCGCACACGTCGCACCCTGTCGGATGGGAAGAATTGAGCGCGCGCAAGCAAGACGTGATCGATAAAGCTGTCGGACTGCTGCAGGAAAACTACCAATACACCATCACGAAGCGCGGTTCGGAAATGACGGAATACGTGCTTTCGGCGCCCGTGTTGCTCGCTGGTGAGGACGTGCCCGTTAAATCGCTGCACGGCAAGCTCTGCCGCACGAACCTCACCGGCAAGAAAGGCCCGATGTTGCCGCGCGATCTGCCGCGTTTCCCCGTGCGTCAATGGCTGCAATACCTCGCCGAGCTCGACCGTGCGGCCGTGCTCGACAAATACGACGAGCTGCGCGCGTATTGCATTTCTAAGAGCTGCGCGAGCCCCGACGATGAAGGCGGAAAGCGCATGGCGAGCAACTATGCCGCGATGCTGCTCGCCTGGGGCTATCTCTGCGACTTCGCCGGCTTGCCGACGAGCGCCGGCAACTTTGGCGCCGACTTGCTCGCCGAAATGAATCGCCACGTGTCGGAGACGACCGCCGAGCGTTCGCCCTGGGTTTGGATTCTCGAGAGCGCGCTCTCGGAGATCGACGCCGGCAATTTCAAGCACCCGTTTAAGTTTGATGACGTGGACGGCGAAGATTGTTTGCTCGTGCGGCCCTCGCACATCATGGATCACATTTCCGGCTCGAGCGGCTTGCGCGACAAGTGGAACGGCTTGCCCGTGAAATCGCCGGCCGTGTTCCGCCGGCAATTGCTCTCGGCCGGCGTCACTGTCGGCGACAAAGAGATCGAGCGCACGATCTTTATGAAGCGCGTCGCGCACCTCACGCCCCTTTCGCTGTCGCGCCTGGCGTCGTATGGCCTCTCTGTCGGCCGACGCCTCGATCACGTTCACGAGAACGCCTAAATCCGGCCGCCAGGCGCCCCGCGCGCCGGCCGCCCTCACATTCCCTCGACCAACCCTCGCCGGCCGCGTGTGCGGCCCGCCAGCAAGCCAGGAAAAAGAACATGCAGACCACGAAAGCCCGCGCGCGGCGCATCAAGAATTCGACGGTATGGCTCGTCACTCACGCCGACACACCCGTGTCGGCAATTTGGCCCCTGCCGCACGACGCGGCGAAAATGCTGATCGAGTCGGCCGTGCGCGACGCGCAGCTCGGCATCGAACATCGCTCGATGACGCCGATCGCCGAGGCGCGAGCATGAGCGCCGGCCGCAAGCCGACGATCCGGCTAAAGATCCTCGACATGCTTCGCCAGTACGGCCCGATGAGCGTGCGCGAAATGGCCGACGAGCTCGGCGTCGCCCCGCAAAACGTCAAGAGCTCGATTCGCTCGATGCGCGAAGCCGAGGCGCGCGGCGAGCCCCGCCTCGTCTATGTGTGCGAATGGGAATTTCCGTCGCGCCCGCATGGCGGCCGAGAAAATGCCTTGTGGGCTCTCGGTTCGAAGAAGGATAAGAAGCGCCCGCCGACCGATCCGCGGATCGCGTGGAACCGCTACGAGCGCGACAAACGCGGCCCGATTCGCCGCGCGCAACGCCTGGCCGCGAAAGTCGCGAAGGAAGTCGGCGCCGGCGCCGGCGCCGCGTCGGGCAATCCGTTCGGCCTGATGATCGCGCAGCTCGCGCGCAGCTCGACCGAGAGCGCCGCGCAATGAATACCGTTCAACTGTCGGCGATGCTGCCGCGCGACGCGCGCTTTCGCGACTTCGTTCGCGCCTTTGTCGATTTCGATGACGTGACCGAGCTCGACGCGGCGCAATTCATTCGGCTCGTGTGTGAGATCGAGTCGCGCCGCGAGCTCGAGACGAACAAAGAAGCCGAGCGACGCTTTCACGAATACTTGCGGCGCACGTTCGTCGCCTGGCGTGATGGCCGGCTGACGCTGCAATGAAAAAGGCCGCCAGGCGATCGACGCCGGCGGCCTCACGAAATACCCCCTGCCGTTCCTTTGGCCGCCCTCGAGGCGGCTTTTTTTCATTGCGTCACGATCTGAGCTCGTCGTCGATCGGCTGCAGCTACGGCGAGCCTAAAAGCCGATGCCGCATCGCTCACAAGCGCCGCGAGAATATGCGCCTCGATCAAGAGCTCGCGCTCGAGGCAAGCGTCAAGCCGTTCGCCGCCCTTTCTCGCGTTGCAAGGGCGACAACTTGCCGTCAAATTGTCCGGATCGTCGCTCCCCCCTTGCACGCGCGGCACGATATGGTCGGCTGAATCCGCCTCGCCCCCGCAATACCGGCATCGATAGCCGTTCACAAGTAGCACCGCACGCGTTAATCCTGGCCTCACAAAACCCCCTTGGTATCTTGATGCCTTGGCATCAAGGCATCATGGCATCACATCAACGGAGTCGCGTGCCTGTCAACGGCGGCAAGCCTTTCGACGCGCGAATCATATTCAAGCCCTGAATAAAGAGCTCTTGCAATGACGTATCGACGCGCATCGCAAACTCTTTCGCCTCGTACCATTGTTCGTGCGTCATTCGCACCGGCACGGTTTTAGGCGGCTTGGCCCCGCCCTTTTTGACGGCCGGCTCGAGCTCGAGCTCGTCGTCGCGCCGCTCGACGGCTGCGGCCGGCGCGCTCGCGTTCGCCGGATTGTTCGCGCTGATTTTCAAGGCGCCAAAACTCGATTTTTTCGTGCTCACTTCAATCTCTCCATAAGCCATTGATAGACCGCCCTCGCCTCGTCGCGGGCATCTTGCTCGCGCTTGGTCCTGGTTTCTGTGACTGCCCGCCCCGATGACAACGCACGCGCATAGGCACGGCGATCCGCAAACATCGCCGCGCACACCGGCGCGATCTCTTTGAGCGTGTCGATCGCCTCGCTCGTTTCCGGCGCCGTCTTATCGGCACGGTTCAACACGAACACGAACGGTTTGCCGGCTGCCGTGACGACCGAAAGCGCCGCATTGAGCGCCGCCATGTCGGGGAAAGTTGGCTGCACGGGCACGACGACGAGATCGGCGACGCCGACGAGCTCGGCCGCGCCGGCGACGATATGCGGCGGGCAATCGACGAACGCCAATTCATAACCCTCGGCCTCGGCCGACTCAAGCAATTCGCGGATATTCGACGGCGAACCCGGCACGACCGCCGGCTCGTCTTTCTCTCGCCCGCTCGCCCAGGCTTGCCCCGTGCCTTGTCCATCGGCATCGATCAACGCGGTTTTGTATTGGTTCGACGCCTCGACGCTCAGGTGTATCGCGGCCGTCGATTTCCCGCTGCCCCCCTTCTGACTGAATACGGCAATCACCCGCATACGCTTTGTTTTCATGCCAAACCCCTTTGGTATCACGGTATCAAAGTATCAAGGTGTCAAACCCTGAAACCCTTTGTGCGTAAGCACTTCCGGCATTTTAGCATGGTACTTTGATGCCTTGGCACTTTGGTATCACGGCATCATGGCATCAATGCAACGGGCACCGAAACGGAGAGGGAAGGGCGGCCGACGAGCTGCGCGCCAGGCGCCCGCGCACGCCCGCGTCGCTCGCCCGCACATTGGATACGGCCGGCTGTCGATCGCCTCGGCTGCCGGCCGCGCCGGCGCGCGCGGCACGTGCTCGGCCTGGCCGGCGCCGGCCCCTCGAGCGCCGCGCAGCTCGTCGCGGCGGCCGAGATCGACGGCGATCGAGCGGCCGGCGCGCGTCGGCGTCTTTTTCCGCAAGTCGGCACAGGCATGTTTAAAAACCCGTGGAAATCGGCCCGCTTTCCGCCTAAGTCATTGATTACCGTAAAAAACATATCCACGGCTTACCCCGTTTTTTCCACGGCCGCCCCGTGTTTCCCCACGGCCGCCCCTCGCCGCGCCTTTACTCTCTCTCTCTCTTAAATTATTGAGAAGAAAGAGAAAGATAGGCATTGAGAGAAAGAGCGCGCGCCCACACATGCACACACGGTTTTCCTCGGGTTTTCGAACTGCCTATTTTTTAATCCACGGATTCCACACGTTCCACGGGGCTAACTCGTGGATCGTCCGTGGGCTGCAAAGCCTTATGGCATAAGGGTTTCAGCCGTCGCCACACGCAATCCACGTATCCACGGCGAAAACGCCTGTCCCCCCTGATGATCCCGCCAGGAATTCGCCCTTTTCGGCCGCCTCGCATTGGCGGCCGTCGATGACCCCTGAAATCGACCCATGCCCGCATCGATCCGCATCACGCCGACCCCCTCGGCAATCCGCTCGAGCCCGCGCCAGGCCGGCCCCCGGCGAGATTTCATGCCCCGCATGAAAAGGAGCGACCCAAGAAGCCGGCGGGCGCGGAGGGGTGTCTGAATTTTTCGGGCTGCAATCCCTGGTAAATCGGCCCGCCAGGCCGCCGGCGCTTCGACGACCGGCCCGACCCCTACCGGCACAATGGCGGGCGCCTGGCGGCCCCGTGGCGCCCCTCGCGGGGGCTCGGCAATAGCAGGGCGGCCCCGACGCGGCCGGCGCGTTAGAGAGCGTCTTATGGCCTCGAGCGGCCCGCGCGCGCCGAGCGAAAGGCGACGCCCTGCCGAGCTGCCCCCTCATTGCTGAACCTGTCGGCCGTTGCATCACGAGCGCATCACGAGCTGCCGAGGGGTTAGGGGGTGAGCTGTTGCAATCTTTCAGAGACGTTCGCGCGCCTCGCGCGGTTTCTTTAACGTTTCTTAAACGTTTTTAAGAGCCCGCAAACCCAATACTGGCAAGGGTTTGCGGGCTGCTATTCGGACATTTCTGCGGTTTCATCGGACATTTTTGCGGTTTATCGGACATTTTTGCGGTGCTATCCACAGGCCCGCGACGCAACTTATCCACAAGGCATATCAGGACACTTGACCGACAATGTGCGAATGTGCACAATTCGGACTTCGTTTTTTGTTGTCCGAATAACCGCAAGGGTGTCCGAATGAAGAAACCACGCGCCGCGCTGACGATGAACCCCGACGCGCCGATCGCCGAGAAAAAAGTGAACATGAGCAACGCGCTCACGCGTGCGGCGCATAGCCTCTTGCTCGCTGAAAAGCGCCTGATCTCGGCGTGCATTTCCAAGATCGATTCAATGCCGGCCGGCATGCCGATCGTGCAGCATGGCGCCTGGACCGTTCGACTATCGGCGGCCGAGTATGCCGAGGCGTTCGATGTTGATCTCGATACGGCTTACACGCAGCTCAGAGACGCGAGCGAAAAGCTCTTTAATCGTTACGTGCGTTCGACGCGCGAGACGCGCAAGGGCATCGAGGAACATAAGTTTCGATGGGTCGGGGGCGTCAAGTATCACAAGGGTGAGGGATGGGTCGAGCTGCACTGGTGGCATGAAGTCGTGCCGCACCTGTACGGGCTGCGCAAAGAATTCACGTCCTATAAGCTCAAGCAAGCGGCGGCACTGCGCTCGGCTTATAGCTGGCGCCTGTTCGAATGTTTTCAGTCATGGAAGGCGACCGGCTGCTATATGCCGACGATCGAGGATTTTCAACGCGCGATGGACGTGCCGAAAAGTTGTGTCGCCGACTTCAAAGCCCTGCGCGTTCGTGTGATCGAGCCCGCTGTGAAAGAGCTGCGCGAAAAGAACGGCCTCGAAATTGAATGGGACACGCGCCGCGCCGGCCGCAAAGTGATCGGCTTGCAATTCAATTTCAAGCCGGACCCACAAACGACGCTGTTTTGATCTGACCGCAAAAATGTCCGAATAGAACGCGGCCGGCGCCTTACGGGGCGGGGCTCTATCGTTCAACCGCAAAAATGTCCGAATAGCAAAACGCCAGGCCCGCGAGCTGCGGAACCTGGCGTTTTGCTTTGGTCGATCGATAGGGCGGGGCGCCCTGGCCGCTATGCTGCGGCCGGCGTGATGCGATAGGGATTGAAGCGCACAACCTCGTCGCCTAGCCATTCATTGAGCTGCGCGAACCTCGCTTGCAATGGCGCGATCTCGTTCGCACCGAACACCTCGGCGGCCGTGTCGGCCGCGCCAAAGCCCCCGGTATTGCTCGGCACGATCCCCATGAGCTGCGGCGGGATGCGATGCGCCGCGAGCAAGTCGTCGCGCGTGACGTTCTTGATGTTGAAAAACTCGTCTTTCGCCGTGACCTCTGAAACGGGTATGAGCTGGATGCCCTCTTTCTTTCCGCCAGGCGCGTACATGAACAAGTTGCGGAAATTCCCTGGCCCTTTGCTCTGCTTCAATGCCTCGCGCAGATTATCGACATCCTCTTGCTTTTGCGCGGCATCGGTCATGTAGAGAATGAAACCGGCATGCGAGCCGTTCTCGTAGTACTTCCGGCGAAAGAGCGTCGCGCTCTCGTTCAACCAGGCCGCGTGCAGCGCGCCGAGATATTCGGGCAAGCCGTACACCTCTTGATTAATGTCGGGCTCCATCAAGTGAAAGATCGTGTCGGCATCGAACTCGTGCTCGATCTGCCAACCGTTGACCTGGTAGAAGCCCTGCAAGTCTGTCGAGCGGCGCACGTACTTCGCCGGCGCGCGTTTGAGCGGCAAGCGGCCGTTGAGTCTATTTTTCGCGGCCTCGATCGGGGCATTGCCAAACACGAGGAAGTCGAGCGCCCACTTGCCGAACTCGTCACGCGAGAGCAACTTGTGAGGGATGAACGTTGACGCGAGCACGTTGCGTTTGAAGTAAATCGCCGAGCTGTGATGCACGCCCGCGCGAAACGACTTCGCCAGGCCGGCGAATGACACCGGCGGCTCAAACCATTTACCGGCCGCCCACGTTTCAACGTAATCGAGGATTTCAGCGCGCTCGAGCACGGGCGTCGGATCGCCGAACGTGAACGCCTGGGCGCTGGCCGTCGCGGCCGGCGTCGGCGGAACCGGCGTTGCGGCCGGCGTGAACGTCGCCGACTCGCGGCGCATGCGTGTGTGTCGCTTACTCATTAAGAGAACTCCATAAAGCCGGTATTGTTTGCGCTGAAGCCCTCGAGGGGTTCATTCCCGAGCGCGTGCAGACACGCCCATGCCAAATCAGCATGGCCCGTTTCCTCGTTCCTGTGCGCCTCATAAGTGACTTTCTTTCCGCTCGGCGTGACCGTCTTTCGAATCGCCATGAACGAGTGCGCTAAGTCAGTCCAACCGCGATCGAACTCGAGCCGACCCTTGCCGACAACGGACAAGCCTTTAAGCACGAGACGCCCTTTCACCTCGGGCGAGTAGTTGAGCGCGACCGCATGCGGATAGAACGTTTTGACGATTTGATAGACACCTTGCCCGATGCCTGTCGTATCGATCGCCATGTATTCGACATTGAATTGTTGCGTGATGCGCTTGATCGCCTCGGCTTGCGCTTCAAAGTCGATGCCGCGCCATTGCTCTTTGTGCAACACGCGAAACTTGCCGCCAGGCACGGCCGGCGGGGCGACGACGACCAGGCCGGCCGAGTCGCCGGAAAGCGCCGGATCATAGCCAACCCACACGGGTTTAAAGCCGAACGGGCGCGCGGCGAACGGCTTGAAATCCTCGTGCCACTCGTCCCAGGAATCGACGAGGCATCGCTCGATATCGGCGAACTTAAACACCGACGCTGTATCGTCGATGAACTGGCACATCAAGAGATTCGCGTATTCCTCGGGGCTGTATTCGCGGCGCAGCTCGTCGAGATCAAAGAGATCGCAACCGCCGGCGACCGCATCCTCGACCGTCACGATCTGGCGCCACTGACCATCCTCGCCAAGCCGGCCGCCGGCGAGTGCCTTGTGCGTTACGTCGAGATGAAGGTGATCGAGTTTCGCTCGGCCGCGATTCGCGTGATCGCCCGACCAAAACGGATAGGCCGCATGCCCCATGCTTGAGGGCGTCGAGAAATACGTCTTTCTCCATTTCTTGTGCATCGCCATGCCCGAGGCGACCTTGTTGAGCTGCTGAAACCCGCCGACCCAAAAATATTCGTCGAAATAGAAATTGCCGTGATAGCTCTGAGCTGTGCGCGCGTTCGTGCCGAGGAAATAGAGAATCGCCTCATTCGGCAAGATGATCGGCTCGCCCGTGAGCTCTACATCGGCCGCCTCGCGCGCGAACTGGCAAATGTACTGCCGAAAAACGTGCGCTTGTGCCTTGCTCGCGGATAGAAAAATCTGATTTCGGCCCGTGCCGATCGCGTCGTCTAATGCCTCGCGGGCGAAATACCAAGTCGCGCCGATCTGCCGCGACTTGAGAATGTTGCGCGTGCGCTGATGCCCTTGCCGGAACCACACCTTTTGATAGGGAAACAACGAGTCGAGAAACGCCTCGCGAATGCGCTCGGCCTGTAGCTCGCTGATCTCATTGCGCACGGCTTTGCGCTCTTTCCTGGGCGCCGCGTTGCGTGCCTCGATGTTCGGGTTTAAGTCGCTCTCTTTCCCCGTTTCCCCATATTTGCGCACGCGCGCCATGCGTTCGACCTGTCGGCCGAGCAAGTCGATCTCTTTGTAATCGCCCCCGGATTTCACGTCTTTCGCAATGAGCGCCATGAGACGCACCTCGATCGACGACTCGATGCGCTCGATCACGGGCGCCTCGGTCCATTTGTCGCGCTGTTTCCATGCCTCGACCGTGGGGCGTTTCTCGTTCAAGTGTCGAGCGATCGCCGACACGCGCCAACCCTGCCAGTAGAGCGCGCGCGCAATACGGCGTGGATCGGAGTTGGCATTGAGGACGGGGGCGATATCGGCGGTTTCTAGCATGGGCTCAAGTTTCGCGTGTCGCGCGCGCGCAAGCACGTCTAACTCTATGTATCCAAAGCGAAAACACCCGCGAATCGTTGAGGCATTGACGCGTTGATCGCAAGATATCAACTCGCGCTGGACCTTTTATTTACCCCCTCTGAAACCTTGTTGGAGAACTAACGATGCACAAACGCATCTTGTCGCTAATGCCGGTCGTCGTCGCCGCGATCGCATTCGGATTCTCGATCGATGCACATGCGGCGATCGCCGTGAGCGCCGCGCTCACTCACGTCGATCTCGTCGGCTCTCTGACTCACTACGGCGCCGGCCTCGGCGCGCTCGGCCTGGCCGGCATGGCGATCGGCTCGACCGCCGACGCGACGCAGCTCGCCAAGTCGAAAATGTTTCGCATCGCTGTCGAGGGCGCGACGACTGACGGCCGCGTGATCGAACGTTCCTGGCTCGAGCAAATCGCGGCGACCTACTCGGCGACGAAATACGGCGCACGTGTGAACCTCGAGCACTATCGCGGCATCGTGCCCGATGGCCCTTTCAAGGCATACGGCGATGTTCTCGCCGTGGAAGTGCGCGAGCTCGAGGGCGAATTCGCCGGCAAGCTCGGGCTGTATGCGCAAATCGCCCCGACGCCCGAGCTCGTCGCGATGACGAAGGCCGCGCAGAAAATCTATACCTCGTGCGAAATCGATACGAATTTCGCGAACACGAAGCAAGCCTATCTCGTCGGCCTGGCCGTGACCGATAGCCCCGCGAGCCTCGGAACGGAAATCCTCTCTTTCGCCGCTCAGAACCCGGCCGCCTCGCCGTTCGCGCATCGCAAGCAAAGCGCGACGAACCTTTTCACCGTGGCCGAGGAAACCTCGATCGAGCTCGAGCCCGCGACGGAAGCGCCGGCAAGCCTGGGCGCAATCATGTCGGGCGTGAAAGAACTGCTCAACAAGCTCGGCATCGCCAAGCCGGCCGCAAGCACCGGCGCGACGCCGGCCGCCGGCGCCGACGCGGCGCATTTCGCTCAGATGGCCGAAGCCGTCGAAAAGCTCGCAAAGCACGCGATCGAGCAAGCGCAAGCGTCGATCGACGCAGAGAAGCGCATCGCCGAGCTCACCGCGCAAGTGAGCGCATTGAGCGACGCGCGCGACGCCGATCGCCAGGCGTTCGACGAGCTGCACACGCAGCTCTCCAACACCGGCACCGCGACGCCCCGGCCGGCATCGACCGGCACGCCGGCGGCCGTTGTGACCGACTGCTAACCCGCCCCCTCGCCCTCACCGTTCTACCACCCGGAGCAACCGAAACATGCAGAACAAAACCCGCGAGCTGTTCAATGCGTACCTCGATCACCTCGCCAAGTTGAGCGGCGTGATCGACGCGACGAAGAAATTCGCCGTCGCGGCGGCCGTGCAACAAACCCTCGAGTCGCGCATGCAGGAATCGAGCGCGTTTCTCAAGTCGATCAACGTCGCGCCCGTGACCGAGCAACAAGGCGAAAAGCTCGGCCTCGGCATCGGCGGCCCGATCGCCGGCACGACCGATACGAACGTCAAGGCACGCACGACGATCGACCCGACCGACCTGGATGCGATCGGCTACCTCGCCACGCAAACGAATTTCGACACGCATATCTCGTTCGCGAAGCTGGATATGTGGGCGAAGTTTCCCGACTTCCAAACGCGTATTCGCGATCTGATCCTCGTGCGTCAAGCCCTCGATCGCATCATGATCGGCTTTAACGGCGTGTCGCGTGCGGCGTCGTCCGATCGCGCAGCAAATCCGCTGCTGCAGGATGTCAACAAGGGCTGGCTGCAGAAGTATCGCGAAGGCGCGGCGCAACGCGTGATGGATCACGGCGCGGCACCGGACAAGATCACGATCGGCGCGACCGGCGATTACAAGAACCTCGATGCGCTGGTGTACGACGCAAAGAGCTCGCTCGTCGATCCGTGGCACCGTCAAGACACGCAGCTCGTCGCGATCCTGGGCGATGCGCTGATGGCCGATAAGTATTTTCCGATCCTGAATCGCGATAACGCGCCGACCGAGCAAATCGCGGCCGACATGGTTATCTCGCAAAAGCGTGTCGGCGGCTTGCCGGCTGTGACCGTGCCTTACTTCCCGGCCGATGCTGTTTTCATCACGCGCCTCGACAATCTCTCGCTGTACTTCCAAGAGGGTTCGCGCCGTCGCACTGTCGTCGAGAACGCCTCGCGCGATCGCATCGAGAATTTCGAGTCGAGCAACGATGCGTATGTCGTCGAGGATTTCGGCGCCGGCTGCCTCGTCGAGAACGTCGCTCAAGCGGAGGCATAAGGCAATGAAAAGCCCCGCTCGGCGCCACTATGAACGCGCGACCGCTGCGATCGCGGCGGCATCGGCCTCACCAGGAGACACGCTGGCCGGCGCGAGTGCTTACGAGCTGATGCTCGTCAAGCTCTCGACCGATCGGCGACGCCTGAAATCGATCGCCTCGATCGAGCAAAAGATCAAGGTGAAACGTGACGAGCTCTTGCCCGATTACGTCGATTACGTGGCCGGCGCGCTCAGTGGCGGGCGGGGCGCCCAAGACGATGTTTTGACGAGCGTGATGATCTGGCGTGTCGATGCCGGCGACCTCGACGGCGCGCTCGAGATCGCGCGCTATGCGATCAAGCATCGTATGACCCTGCCCGATCAATACGACCGGCCGCTCGCGACCGCGATCGCCGAGGAATTCGCCGAGGCGGCACTCAAGGCGGCGAAGGCCGGCGGCGAAGTACTCACGGCGCCGCTGCTCGAAGTCGCGCAGCTCACCGAATCTCACGACATGCACGATCAAGTGCGCGCGAAGCTGCACAAGGCGATCGCGTACTCACTCGCGTCTGAGATCGGCGACGGCCCCCTTGCCGGCCTGGCACTCAAGGCCGCACGTTTCGCCCTGGACAACCTACGCCGTGCGCTCGAGCTCGATGCGCGCGCCGGCGTCAAGCAAGACATTGCTCGACTTGAAAAGCTGTTGAGCAATGCGGCCGACGACACCGCCGGCCGCACGTAAGGAGCCAACCCCGGCCGAGGCGGCGCCGGCTGACGATTCGCCATGCCTAACGGTTACGCGATATCCGACGCCGGCTCACCGCCTCACTTTTCCGAGCTGAAACGATGACGACTTTTAACGCGATCGCACAACCGACCAACACGCCCGACGCAACCCCGCCGGCGCCCGAGCTGATCGTCGAAAACGTCGCATGGTTTCCGCCTATCGACCTGGCCGACATGCGCGGCGCCGTGCGCCTCGATGGCACCGTGACACATGCACGGCTGCGCTCGTCTGTGATCGACGCGATCGACCAGGTGAATTCCGAGCTCGCAACCTGGCGCGCAACGCACCAGGCCGCCGGCATCGCCTCGCTCGCCGAGCTGCCCGCCGACAAGATCGGCGGCGAAAGCGTGCAGCTCGCGCGATATCGCCGCGCCGTCTATTGCCTCGCGCGCGCGGACCTCACCGAGAAATATCGCGACTTCGATTCAACGAAGTCGGGCGCGCACGACGCCGACGAACGTGAGACGACGATCGACGCCGATCGCCGCAACGCACGCAACGCCCTCAACGACATGCGCGGGCTCTCGCGCATCACGATCGAGCTGATCTGACATGCGCGTATTCGCACGCCAGGGCGACACCGTTGACGCCCTCTGTTATCGGCACCTCGGGCGCACGAAAGGCGTCGTCGAGGCGACGCTCGAGCTCAATGCCGGCCTAGCCGATCTCGGCCCCGTTTTGCCTCATGGCTATGCCGTGGAGCTGCCCGACGCGCCGAACGATCAAACGATCGTCAAGCTCGTCAACCTTTTCGACTAACCAGGAGCGCCCACACATGGCCGAACCTAGCACCACCGCGCTCGCTGCCGCTGCCGGCATCGGACTCGCCAGCATGTTTCCGGGCATCGACGGCAATGCGCTGATCGGCGCATTCACGGGCGCCGCGCTCGTCGTCGTGACCTCGAAAGACCTATCGCTCGGCAAGCGATTCGCCTATCTCGTGATCTCGCTGATCGCGGGCTATCTGGCCGCGCCTGATCTCGTGAACGCGACGCCGATCAAGAGCACGGGCGTCGCCGCGTTTTTCGCTGCGGCCCTCGCGATCACCGTCACGCTGCAATTGATCGAGCGCGTCAAATCGTTCGACTTGCTCTCGCTTTTTAAGAAGGGCTGACCCATGCACAACCCCCTCGCATTGATCGCGTTGATCGCGTATTGCCTCGCGGCTTTCCGCATCCTCGCCTATCGCCGCGACGGCGCGCGGCATCGGCATCACGTGAGCTGGTTCGCCTGGCTGCTACTCGTCGCGCTCGGCGGCTCGGCCCTCGAGATCGTCGTCAACGCGAAATCTGTCGGCATGTTCGACGCAGCTCGAGCGGCCCTTTTCTCTGTCCTGGTGTTCGGCTCGCGCGGCAACGTGGCGCGGCTGTTGCGGCCTCACGTGGAGTAACCCGCGATGATCTTGAAACTCGGAAGCGTCGGCGATGACGTTGCCTTGCTGCAAAAGCGCCTCACGCGCGCCGGCTTTGCCGTGGATATGACGCACGTATTCGACCAGGCGACCGAGGCGGCCGTGATGGCCCTGCAGCGCGCGCGCGGGCTCGTCGTCGATGGCATCGCCGGCCCGAAAACGATGATCGCTCTGCCAGGCGCCGCGCTCGTCGCGCACCTGTCCGACGCCGATCTCGTCAAATCCGCGGCGACTCTCGGCGTGCCCGTGGCGGCCGTGCGCGCCGTCAATGAAGTCGAATCGCGCGGGCAAGGTTTCTCGCCCGATGGCCGGCCCGTGATCCTGTTCGAGCGGCACGTGTTTTATGCACGGCTGCGCGCGCTCAAAATCGACGCCGACGCGCTCGCCGCGAAATATCCGAACATCGTTTCGCCCTCGCGCGGCGGATACATGGGCGGCTCGGCGGAGTACTCCCGCCTCGAGGCGGCCGTGCGACTCCATGCGGACGCGGCCCGCGAGTCGGCCTCATGGGGCGCGTTTCAAATCATGGGCTACCACTGGCAAGCCCTGCAGTATTCGAGCATCGACGAATTCGTGTCGTGCATGTATCGCTCGGAAGCCGAACACCTCGACGCGTTCGTGCGTTTCATCGCCGCAAATCGCAACTTGCTCGCCGCTCTCAAAGCCAAGAAATGGGCGAAGTTTGCCGAGGGATACAACGGCGCCGACTATCGCGCGAACCTGTACGACACGAAGCTCGAGCGCGCATATGAACGGTACGCCGAGCTCGACAAGGCGGCGGCATGAACGCGATCGCCGCTCGCATCGTCGCCGGCCTGGCCGCGATCCTCGTCGCATTCGGCGCGTGGCAATACGTTCGCGCGCTGCGCGGCGAGCTCGAGCTCGCGCAGACCAACGCGCGCCAGGCGAAAGACGAGCTCGGCACGCGCGACGCGACGATCGCCCGCATGCAACGCGAAGCCGACGCGCACGCGCGCCAGCTCGCGCAGCTCGAGGGCAAGCGTCAAAGCATTGCCGCCGACCTGGCGGCCCGTGAATCCGATATCGAGGCATTGAAAAATGAAAACGCGACCGTGCGCGCCTGGGCTGATGGCCCTTTGCCTGATGACGTTGTGCGCCTGTACGCTTTCCCCGCGCAAACCGGAGCCGACGCCCCCGGCGCCGTGCCCGCCGATCACCGCATGCACGATGCCGGCGAGCTCGTCGCGCACTAATGGCGATCTCGCGACGGCCCTCGATCGCGCGCGTGCGGCCTGGCGCGACTGCGCGGCCCGCGTCGATCTGATCCTCTCGTGCCAGGCGCGCGGCGTGCCCGCCCTGGCCGCATCGGAGCTCAGTGCCGACCATGAATAAGGCCAACTCGTTTCGCGCTGCGCTCACGGCCGCGCTGCCGGCTCTCGCGACCGATCCCGACAAGCTGCTCGTCTTTATCGACGCCGGCCGCGTGATCGCGACCGACGCGCCCTCGCTCTCGTTCGAATATCGCTTTACCCTCAATGCGATCCTGCTCGACTTCAACGGCGACGCCGATCGCGTTTTCGTCGCGCTGATCGCCTGGGTTAAAGCGAACCAACCCGACTTGCTCGCCAACGAGACGACACGAAAAGACGGCATCTCTTTCGAAGCCGAACACCTCACAAACGACACGTGCGACCTCTCGCTCAAGATTCAACTTTCCGAGAGCGTCGTCGTCGGCGTCGATGCCGACGGCGCGCAGACGATCACGCACGCCGACGAGCCCGTGCTCGAGTGGAACCTCGATAGCTTTATCGCCTGATGGACGATCTCACCGCGCTCGAGTCATGGGCGGGCGGGCTGCTGTCGCGGCTCGAGGCGCCCGCCAGGCGCGCAGCTCTGCGCGAGATCGCCCGCGAACTGCGCAAGCGCCAGCAAGCGCGCATCGCGCAGCAAAAGAACCCGGACGGCTCGAGCTATGCCGCGCGCCGGCCGCGCCATGAGAAGAAGTTGCGCCACAAGCAAGGCAAGATCAAGCGCGCGGCGATGTTCGCCAAGCTGCGGCAAGCGCGCTATCTGCGCGCCGAGTCGGACGCGACCGGCCTCGCTGTCGGGTTCGTCGGCCGCATCGCCCGCGTCGCTCGCGTGCACCAGTACGGCGAGAGCGATCGCGTCGCGCCAGGCGGCCCCGAACACAAATACGATGCGCGTGTGTTGCTCGGCTTTACGCCCGACGATCTCGACATGATCCGCGATTCGTTGCTCAAACACCTCACGAAATAACCCGTTCGCCCCCCTAACTATGTGCCCGGAGCACATACAAAGCTGATCGCGTGACTCGCGCACGCGTGGCCGGCAACATGGGGGCATGAACTCCAACGAATCCAAACGCCAATTTCTGAACGGCATACGCAAAGGCACCGTGATAGGTCTGTCGGGCGCGTTGTGTCGTGTCGAGAGCGGCGATTTATCTACCGACTGGATTCAATGGTTCGTACCTTTCGCCGGAGAAACCATCGAGTGGCAAGCGCCCTCGATGGGCGAAGGTGTTTTGTTGCTCTGTCCGAGCGGCGACCCGGCGCAAGCCCTCGCACTGCGCGGTTTCTATTCCGAAGATTTCCCCGCGCCTAGCACTGATCCGAATAAGCACCTGCGCGTGTATCGCGACGGCGCGAGCGTCGAATATGACTCGGCCGCTCACTCTTTCAAAGTCAACTTGCCGGAAGGCGGCACCGTCGAGATCGTCGCGCCTGGCGCCGTCAATGTGACGACGCAAACGGCGACCGTGAAAGCCGAGAGCGTCACGCTCGACGCCGAGCAAACGACCGTCACGGGCGCGATGCTCGTGAAAGGCGCATTCACTTTCGAGTCGGGCATGACCGGCAAGGGCGGCGCCGGCGGCGCAACGATGACCATCGACGGCGCGGCCGAATTCTCGGGCGAAGTGAAATCGCAAGGTATCAGCCTGCCGAAGCACAAGCACCGCGAGCAAGGCGACGGCAATCTCGTGAGCGACCCGCAATGATCGGCATGAACGCAACGACCGGCCGCGCGACGAGCGGCCTCGATCACCTGTACCAATCGATCGAAAAGATTTTGACGACACCGCTCGGCACGCGCCTCGCGCGCCGTGATTTTGGTTCCGAGCTGCCCGAGCTCGTCGATGCGCCTAACAACCCGACGACGCGCGTGCGCCTGTATGCGGCCGTCGCGACCGCTCTGATGCAATGGGAGCCCCGTTTGAAACTGACTCGCGTATCTCTCGCTATGGACGCCTCGACCATGTACGGCGGCGCCCAAGTGATCGACATTGAAGGCACGACGACGCTCTCGACCGATCTCGTATCGACGAGCGTGCAGCTCACCAACGGGGCAAAGGCATGAGCACGACGCCGATCGATCTTTCCCGGCTGCCCTCGCCCGAGATCGTCGAGACGATCGATTTCGAGACGATCCTCGCCGAGCGTAAAGCGCGCCTCGTGTCGCTCTATCCGGCCGCGCAGCAAACCGAAGTCGCCGCGACGCTCGAGCTCGAGTCGGAGCCGATGAATATCGCGCTGCAGGAAAACGCATATCGCGAAGTCGTGTTGCGGCAACGCGTCAACGATGCCGCGCGCGCCGTGATGCTCGCTTACGCGAAAGACGGCACGCTCGATAACCTCGCCGCGCTGTTCGGCATCAAACGGCTCACACTCGTCGAAGCCGACCCGGCGAACGATATCGCGGCCGTGATGGAATCAAACGACGATCTGCGATATCGCACGCAGCTCGCCCCGCAAGGTTTCTCTGTCGCCGGCCCCGAGGGCGCCTATAAGTCGCACGCGCTCAACACCGACGCGAACGTGCTCGACGCCTCGGCAACGAGCCCCGCGCCGTGCGAAGTGCTCGTGACGATCCTCTCGCGCCTGGGCGATGGCACGGCCGACGCCGAGCTCGTCGGCAAGGTAACGGCCGCTCTCCAAGCCGATGACGTTCGCCCGCTTACTGACCGAGTGACCGTGCAATCGGCCGAGATCGTGCCGTATCAAGTGCGCGCGACGATCTACACCTATGCCGGCCCCGATTCGAGCGTCGTGATCGCCGAGGCGAATGCGCGCCTCGCGGCATACAACGCGGCGTCGCACCGCCTCGGCCGCGACGTGACTCTCTCGGGACTGTATGCCGCGCTGCACGTCGATGGCGTGCAAAGCGTGCAGCTCGTCGAGCCCATTGCGACCCTCGTGATCGAAAAGACGCAAGCCCCGTATTGCACGAGCGTCGAAGTCACTTACGGGGGCGTCAATGAGTAACTTGCTCGCCCCTAACGCGACGCAGCTCGAGCGCAACCTCGCGAGCGTCAACGCGGCGATTTCGGATATTCCGTCGCCGATCGCCGATCTCATGGACCCGGCCAAGATCCCGGCCGCGTTTCTGCCCTGGCTTGCCTGGCACCTCGGCATCGACGCATGGAAAGACTATTGGCCCGAGCAAATCAAGCGCGCCCGCGTTAAGTCGGCGATCGCGATCGCACGCAAAAACGGCACCGCTGCGGCCGTGCGCGAAGTCGTCGCCGCGTTCGGCGGAAACCTTGCATTGCGCGAATGGTTTGAGATGAACCCGCCAGGCGAGCCCGGCACGTTCGACGTTGTGTTGACCGTCGCCGCGCGCGAAGGCCAAGCGCCGACCGCGACTTTCATCGCCGACATTCTCGCGGAGATCGACCGCACGAAGCCCGTGCGCTCGCACTACTCATTCACCCAGGGTTTCGCCATGCAGGGCACGCAACGCGTCGCGGCGGCCGTGCGGCCGGCCCTGTATTGCCGACTCCAACTCTCGGAAGCCTGACCTATGGCCGGAACCCTTATCACGATCACGAACGCGGGGCGCGCGGCACTCGTCACGCCCGCGAACGATGGCACGAACGCGCACAAGATCACCGCGATCGGCCTCGCGACCGCGCCTTTCGACTCGAGCGACAAGACGCTCGACGCGTTGCCTCACGAGCTCAAGCGCATCGCGACATTCGCCGGCGAGAACGTCGCCGACGATACGATTCACGTAACGTTGAAAGACGACACGACCGACCAATACACGCTTTACGGGTTCGGCCTGTATCTCGAGGATGGCACGCTGTTCGGCGTCTTTAGCCAAGCGTCGGCCGTGATGGAAAAGTCGCCGGCCGCGATGCTGTTGCTCTCGGCCGACATGCAATTCACCTCGATCGACGCGGCGGCCCTGACGTTCGGCGATGCGACTTTCACGAACCCGCCGGCCTCGACCGAGCGGCAAGGCGTCGTCGAGCTCGCGACGATCGCCGAGGCGACCGCCGGCACCGACGACCGGCGCGCAGTCACGCCGGCCGGCATGAAAGCGGCGTTCGTGCCCGCGATCGCCAACAAGTCGGACAAGGGACACCATCACCCGATTCTCGAGATCGACGGCTTGCAAACCGCGCTCGATGGCAAGTCGCCGATCGGGCACGGGCATGCGATCGCGGACGTGAGCGGACTGCAAAGCGCCCTCGACTCGCGCCTCGGCGTGTCGGGCGGAACCGTGAGCGGCGATGTTCGGCTCAAGTCGAATACGGCCGGCTATAGCACATACCTTTACCTCGACGCGAACGGGTACGCCCCTTTTCTGCGCTCGAGCTCGGTGCAACAACGCCTCGAAATCGTCGATTCGGCGAATCAAAATATCAACGCGCATTTGACCGAGGCGGGCGTGCTCACGCTGCCGCGTGCGCGGCCGTCATGGGCGGGGCTCACGCCGTGGGATAGCGGCAATCTGCCGAACCCGTACACGACCGCCGGCGGCGTTCTCGCGAACAATGCTTCGGTTCAAACGCGCACGGCATGGGGCAATCAGGCGTTTCGCGTGACTGCCCCTGATAGCCAGGGCATCGGCGGCGGATGGTCCGATTGGAACGCCAACCGCACGCCCGCATTGCAAATCGACGCGCCGGCCGTGGGCTCGGCTTACATGGGGATGCGCTGGACCCGCCAGGGCGGCCGGCACCTCGCCGCGATCGAGGCTTACGAAGGCGGAAGCACGACGAGCGCCCCGACTATCGTGATGCACGTCGACGGCCAAAACAACGCCTGGACGATCGGCCGCACCGATATCACGCGCGGCGCCGGCGGTTACGTGTACGGCACGTGGAATCTGAATCCGTACCCCATGAGCGGCGGCTCGCTCAACGGCCCCTTATCGACGAACTATCGCGTTCAAGGCGGCGATGTTGTGTCGAACGGCTATTTGTATTCCGGCGGCGGCTCGTCATACGTGGCGAGCGATGGGAACTTGTACGGCACCGTTTGGGGCGGCTGGCTTTCGAACTGGATCAACAACAACAAAGTGCCGATTCAAGGCGGCGGCGCCTACGGCTATGTACGCAATGATCGCGGCAATCTCGTAAATATCCCGTGGGGCTCGAATGGCCTCGAGGCGTGGATCGACGGCTCGTTTCAAGGTTTCATCCTCACAACGAACCAATTTACGAATTGGGCGGCCCCGCGTGGCGTGATCGACTACGACGGCATGTATTCGTATATCTATTCGAAGTACTACAACAACAACAACCATAACCCCGGCATTGCATACGGAACGAACGTCACCATCCCCGGACACCCCGGCACATGGCAATCGCGAAGCCAGCAAAGCGGCATCGACGAACACTTGTATATCCGCGTCGCTTAATCGATCGAGCTCCTAAATGTCAACGATCCCCGTTCTATACGATTCCGGCACCTCGGCGGCATCGATCGCCGAAGCAAAGCCGATCGTCGTGTCGCATGCCACGGACCTTAAATGGCTTGATGCCGACAAGACTTCGTTCTCGTGCGTCGTCACGTTTTCCACGCACCCGCTCGGCATTACCGAGCCGTTGCCTTTCATCGCTCACATGAACGATCCCGAGGCGCACGGCAAGGAGATTTTTTATCGCGCGCTGCAAGGCGAATTCGGCGCGATCGCCGACTTTGCCCCCGACCTCGATGCGCTCGCCGCTGATGCCCGTGCCAAGCGCGACGCGCTGCTCGATTCGACGCAACGCCTCGTCGATCGGCATCGCGACGAGCTCGATGCCGGCGTGGCGACGACGCTCTCGAGCTCGACGTATGCCGCGCTGCAGACCTATCGCCAGGCGTTGCGCGACCTCACCGATCAAGACGGTTTCCCGCTCTCGATCACCTGGCCCGTTTCACCCGTTTAACCCGCCCCTTTCTCTCAATACCTGGAGTTTCGAAATGCCCCTGCAAAAGACCGTTTTGATCGCAACGATCGGCGTGCCCGCCTCGTTTCACCGCGTTCGCGCCGTGAGCATCGACCTCGAGCACAAGCAAACCGCGATTCAAGTCGCGAGTTACTTCAATGCAGAAGTCGCCGCACAAGGCGCGCAAGCGATCGGCACGGCAAGCGTGCAAGTCGATGGCGTGCCCGCAAAGGGCGATGACCTCGCCGCGTATTGCGAGCGCGTGCTCGCGGCGCCGATGCCCGAGGGCGTCGATCCGGCAACGCTGCCGCAAAACCGTTTCGTGTTCGCCGACGCCGAGATCGTCGCGTCGTAAGCCCTCGACCTTCCCCGTTTTCGCTCACCTTTAGGACTTAGAGAAATGGCGACTCAATACCATCACGGCGTGCGTGTTTTGGAGATCAACGGCGGCACGCGCCCGATCCGCACCGTATCGACGGCCGTGATCGGCCTGGTAGCAACGGCCGAGGATGCCGACGCGGCAATGTTCCCCCTCGACACGCCCGTGCTACTGACGAACGTGCAAGCGGCGATCGGGAAAGCCGGCGTTCAAGGCACGTTGCGCTCGTCGCTCGCTGCGATCGCCGCGCAAACCAAACCGATCACTGTCGTCGTGCGCGTCGCCGAGGGCGTCGATGAAGCGGCGACAACTTCGAATGTGATCGGCACGACCACGGCCGATGGCAAATACACCGGCATGCAAGCGTTGCTCAGTGCGCAAGCAAAGCTCGGCGTAAAGCCCCGCATTCTCGGCGTGCCGAAACTCGACACGCAAGCCGTCGCGGCGGCCCTGGCGACGATCGCGCAAAAGCTGCGCGGGTTCGCTTACGTGTGGGCGAACGGCGCCAAGACGAAAGAAGATGCGTCGCTGTATCGCAAGCAATTCAGCCAACGCGAAGTCATGGTTATCTGGCCGGATTTCATCGGCTGGGATACGACGATCAACGCGGCAACCGAGCTGCCGGCCGTGGCATGCGCGCTCGGCTTGCGCGCCAAGATCGACGAGGAAACGGGCTGGCACAAGACGCTCTCGAATGTCGGCGTCAACGGCGTGACCGGCATTAGCGCGGATGTTTTCTGGGACTTGCAAGACCCCTCGAGCGATGCCGGCTACCTCAACGAGCAAGACGTGACGACGCTGATTAACTCGGGCGCCGGCTATCGCTTCTGGGGCTCGCGCACGTGCTCGGATGATTCGCTGTTCGCATTCGAGAACTACACGCGCACCGCGCAAGTGCTGGCCGACACGATGGCCGAGGCGCATCTCGAGTACGTCGATAAGCCGATGCACCCCTCGCTCGTGCGCGACCTGATCGAGAGCATCAATGCGAAGTTTCGCGAGCTGATCGCGAACGGCTATTTGATCGGCGGCTCGGCCTGGTATGACCCGGAGCCGAACACGGTCGAATCGCTCAAGAGCGGGCAACTCTATATCGATTACGACTACACGCCAGTTCCGCCGATCGAAAACTTGATGCTGCAACAACGCATCACCGACCGTTACCTCGCCGACTTCGCCTCGCGCGTCACGGCATAACCAGGAGTAAGCAGACATGGCATTGCCGAAGAAACTGAAAGCGTTCAACGTCTTTCAAGATGGCGACAACTATCGCGGCGAGTGCACCGAAGTCGAATTGCCGAAGCTCTCGCGCAAATTCGAGGAGTACCGATCCGGCGGCATGAACGGCTCGATTGATGTCGATCTCGGGCAAGAAAAGATCGAGCTCGGTCACACCTACGGCGGCTTTATGAAAGCCGTCTATGAAAAGTACGGCGTGATGAAGCATGACGGCGTGCAATTGCGCTTTGCCGGCGCCTACCAGGCCGAGGATTCGACCAAGCCCGATTCGATCGAGATCGTCGTGCGCGGCCGGCACAAAGAGATCGACCCCGGCACGGCGAAAGCCGGCGACGACACCTCGCTCAAGGTTTCGACCTCGTGCAGCTATTACAAGCTGACGGTCAACGGCGCGACCGTGATCGAGATCGATATCGTGAATATGGTTCTCAACGTCAACGGCGACGACTTGCTCGCCGAGCTGCGCACCGCGATCGGCCTGTAACGCACGCGCAGCTCACCCCGCTCGCCTGGCTCGCCCAGGCGAGCGGCCTCAACACCTAAAACCTAAACAGAGAAAGAAATGCCCGACCAAAAGCCGAACACCATCACCCTCGACACCCCGATCAAGCGCGGCGAGCAAGTCATTGCCGAGATCACCTTGCGCAAGCCGAGCGCCGGCGAGCTGCGCGGCACGTCGCTCAATGCGCTCGTGAATCTCGACGTGGATGCGCTCGGCAAAATCTTGCCCCGCATTTCATCGCCCACGCTCACCGAGTTTGACGTGCGCGAAATGGACCCGGCCGACCTCGTGCAATTGGGGGTGGCGTTTGCAGATTTTTTGCTGCCGAATCGGGCACGCTGACGCACGGCATACCCGACGAAGTTGACGAAGCGATGGCCGATATCGCGACGGTTTTTCACTGGACACCGAGCGATATGGACGGCTTTTCATTGGCCGAGCTGGCCGAGTGGCGTGAGCGCGCAAGAGTGCGCTCGACTTATAGCGAATGACGATGGCGAACGATCTGAAACTGCGCGTGCTGTTTGATATGGTGGACGGGGCGACTCGGCCGATCCGCAACATCATGAGCGGCAACAAGGGGCTCGCCAAGTCGCTAAAAGAGTCGCGCGTCGAGCTCGGCAAGCTACAGGCCGCGCAAAAGGACGTGGCCGCGTTTCGCGATATGCGCGTCGGCCTGGTGAGCGCGAAACGCGACATGCAATCCGCGCAAGCGCGCGTCGCCGAGCTGGCGCGCGCAATTGAGACGACCGACGCGCCGACGAAAAAGATGCGCGCCGAATTCGAGCGCGCCAAGCGCACGGCCGCGCAGCTCGCCCAGGCGCACGACACCCAGGCGACGAAAGTGCGCGAGCTGCGCGATCGCCTCACGGGCGCCGGCATCGACACGCGCAACCTCTCGCAACACGAGCGCACCTTGCGCTCGTCGATCGCCGAGACTACGGCCGCGATGGGCGCGCAGCAACAACGGCTTGCCGATCTCACGGCCCGCACGAAGCGCCTCGGCGAAGCCCGCGAGCGCATGAACAAGACGAAAGAGCTCGGCGGCAAGATGGCCGGCACCGGCGTGCGCATGATGGCCGGCGGCGCCGCGATCGGCGCGGGCACGATCGTGCCGATCGCCGAGTATGCAAAGGCCGAGGATTCGGCGACGCAGCTCTCGAGCGCGCTGATGCGCGCCGGCGGCGTCGTGCCCCCTGAATTCGAAAAGATCAACGCGCTCGCGATGAAACTCGGCGACCGGCTGCCCGGTACGACCTCGGATTTTCAGGACATGATGACGATGCTGACCCGCCAGGGTATCAGCGCGCAATCGATCCTCGGCGGCATGGGCGAAGCGACGGCCTATCTCGGCGTGCAGCTCAAAAAGACGCCGGCCGAGGCGGCCGAATTCACGGCCAAGCTGCAAGACGCCACACGCACGACCGAGAAAGACATGCTCTCGTTGACGGACGTGATCCAAAAAGCATTCATGCTCGGCGTTGACGACAACAACATGCTGCAGGGTTTCGCCAAGCTCGGCCCCGCGATGGACACGATCAAGCAAAAGGGCATCGAGGGCGCGAAAGCCCTCGCGCCGTTGCTCGTGATGGCGGATCAATCGGGCATGGAAGGAAGCGCGGCCGGCAATGCCTATCGGAAGGTGTTCCAGCTCGGGTTAGATGCGAAGAAAGTCGGCAAGGCGAACAAGCAACTCGCCCCCGCTCAACGCCTGGATTTCACGAACGGCAAAGGCGAATTCGGCGGGCTCGATAAGATGTTCGCCCAATTCGAAAAGCTCAAGACGCTCAACACGCAAAAGCGCCTCGGCGTGTTGAAAGAAGTGTTCGGAGACGACGCCGAAACGCTGCAAGTGATTTCCCTGATGATCGAAAAGGGAAAGGCCGGCTATGACGAAGTGCAAGCCAAGATGGCCGCGCAAGCGTCGATGCAAGAGCGCGTGAATAAGCAACTCGGCACACTGAAAAATCTTTGGGAGGCGGCCGGCGGCACTTTCACGAATGGCCTCGTCGCGTTCGGCGAGTCTGTCGCGCCCGAGGCGAAAGCCGTTGTCGAATGGCTCGGCGATATGTCGCAACGCATGGGCGCATGGGCGCGCGAGAATCCGCGGCTCGCCGGCGGCCTGATGAAATTCGCCGCAATCATGGCAATCGTGATGACCGTGATCGGCGGCTTGCTCGTCGTGCTCGGCGCGCTGATGGCGCCGATCGGCGCGATCGCATTCGCATTCACTGCTGTCGGCGGGGCGGCCCTGGCAACTATCGCCACATTCGCGGGCGTGGCGATCGGCATTGTCGCGGCGATCACGGCCGTCGCCGTCGCCGTCTATACCTACTGGGAGCCGATCAAGGGATTTTTCGCCGGCCTATGGGACCAGGTAAGGCAAGCATTCGCCGGCGGCCTGGCGGGCGTCGCCGCGCTCGTGCTCAATTGGTCCCCGCTCGGCTTGTTCTATTCCGCATTCGCGGCCGTGTTGCAATGGTTCGGCATCGACATGCCGGCGCGTTTCACTGAATTCGGAAGCAACCTTATCGCCGGCCTCGTCAACGGCATTACTTCCGGCATCGGCGCCGTGCAAGCGGCGATCACGAACGTCGCATCAAGCACGGTCGGATGGTTCAAGGAAAAGCTCGGCATTCATAGCCCCTCGCGCGTGTTCGGCGAGCTCGGCGGATTCATCACCCAGGGCGCCGCGATCGGCATGGACGGCGAGAAAGCGCGCATCGCGAAAGCGGCTGTCGGCCTGGCGACGCTCGCGGCGACGAGTTTCGCGGGCGCCAATGGCCCCGACACGCCCCTCGGCGGCCCTGGGATAGCCGTTGACACTCGCCCCGCCCTCGCATCGCGCCCTGCGGCCGGAAAATCGGCCGGCGGCGCATCGGCGGCCGGCGGCGACACGTATGTGTTTCACATCAACGGCGGCGACGGCAAGGCGATCGCCGAGCAAATTCGCGTCGAGCTGGAAAAGATCGAGCGCCAGAAGCGCGCGAGCGCCGGCTCACGCCTGTCGGATTAAACGGAGAAAGGAAAGATGCTGGCGTGCCTCGGGCAATTCGTTTTCGACCTCACCAACCTCTCGTATCAAGAGCTGCAGCGCCGCACGAGCTGGAAGCATGCGAGCACGTCGCGCGTCGGCGGGCGCAACGCGCGGCAATTCACCGGCCCAGGCGACGATTCGATCACTCTAAGCGGCTGGTTTGCACCCGGCCAAATCGGCGGCAAGCTCGCCTCGTTGACCGAGCTGCGCAACATGGGCGACGCCGGCGAAGCGTATGCGCTCGTCGATGGCACGGGCTCGGTTTATGGCGCGTTCGTGATCGAAGGGCTCGACGAGGGGCAATCGCTGCACACCAACAACGGCACGCCGTTGCGCGTCGAATTCACGCTCAACCTCATGCGCGTCGATGACGGACTCGTTAAGACCAAGACGGACGTGAACAAGAAGGCCGACACATGAAGCAACCGACTCCGATCGCGCAAATCACCCTCGACGGCCGCGATCTCACGAGCAAGATCGCGCCGCGCCTCATTACCCTCGGCCTGTCCGAATCGCGGAGCGACGAAGCCGACACGCTCGATCTCACGCTCTCCGACTCGCAAGGCGATCTCGCTATACCCGCTCGAGGCGCATTGCTGCGCGTCGCGTTTGGATGGGATGACACGGGGCTCGTCGATAAGGGCTCTTTTACCGTCGATGAAGTCGAGCACTCGGGCTCGCCCGATACGCTCGTGATCCGCGCGCGATCGGCGTCGATTACGAAGGAGCTCGGCGAGCGCATCGAAAGGAGCTGGCACGGCGAGACGATCGGCTCAATCGTTCGCAAGATCGCCGGCAAGCACAAGCTCAAGCCGGCGATCGCCGATGCCCTCTCGAAAGTCGCGATCGCGCACATCGACCAAACGCACGAGAGCGATCTTTCGTTTCTCACGCGCCTCGCAAAGCGTTATGACGCCGTGATGAACGTGAAAGACACGAACTTGCT